GTCGTGTGATCGCTTCCAAATCATGTGACCATGACTGCATTGCGGTGCTTCTTCAGCCAATGTCCCGCCAAGTTGTTTTTTGATTTCGTCTAGGCTTGAACCAAACGAAGGAATTCCCGACTGTTCGGCTTCTTCAGCGGTTTTAAAACTAGGCACGTCACCAAATTTGGTTGTCCAATAATCGGTTGCGTCGGTGTTTGCGATCTTGGCTGGTGTGCGTTCAACCTGTTCCATAATCTCTTTTGTGCTTCGTTCAGCACCGCCCATGACAAGTTGTTGAACGCGCATAATTGCGCTGGTCACCGTATCTTCGCAAAACCAGCGTTTCATGTTTTGCTGATACGCGCCCTGGTATCCGTAGGCATAGTCAATGCCCGCTGGTTCTAAATCGTCCATGTGTCGAAACGCTTTTGCTTCAACAAGAACGTAACCCTTTTCAGCACTGAATTCAACAATGCGTGTTTCAATGCGCCCCAATGGGAACGTGCGATTCCAGCGTTCTAGGCGTTCGCGGCTTGCTTCGTAGTTATCTAGGAAGCCCATTATTTTACCGCCCTGTTAGCAGCTGCAACGTGACGATTGACGGCGCGACCGCGTGTGTATCCTTCACGGCTTCCGTCCCTGTGTCCCATTGCATAACCAACGGCTGCTGCCATGATTAACAAGATTGCCAGCAAGGTCAAACGCCCCAATGTGGCGGGGTCTAATAGATCAAGTACCATTTTGAATTCTCCCGATTCTAGGCGATAACTGCTACCACCTGTGAACAGGGTGACGCATAAGGCGCGCAGAATCAAGAACCTTGCGTGTTTGTCGGCGTGTCACCTGACTTTGGCTTGGATTTCATTCCGTTTCCAGCAAGTACGCCGCCCAATGAACCAGTCAGGAAGATTGCCAATGTTTTCAACAAGTCAATGAAAGCCGCGTCGTTTGGTGCTTGCGCGCCAATCGGCTGCGTCACGAAAATCAGGGCATAAGTAATTCCCAACGTAACAATCAAGAACACGGCAGCAAGTGTTGAGCCGATTATCAGAATAAGTTGGGCGTGAACTTCTTCAGGCGATTTGCGTCGGGCTGGTCTATGGTGACTTAAATCCAAGTATGTCGTCAGTGCATGTTCCAGTAGGGACGCACGCTGGTTTTTGACATTCGGGCTTTCCCCAGTTTTTGTATTCCTGGCACTCATAACGTGTCCAGCCCTGATACCCGCACGCCGTGAGACTTAGCGAAATGCCCAACGCTAAGCCCACGGCAGCAAGTTTTCGGACTACTTCCCCGTTAACCCGAAACTCTTATCTTGCGGGTTCAACCAGCGCAAGACCACTGGCACGACCGCTGCAATACCTGCCAACATAAGTGTCTTTGGGTCTTGCTCACCTGCCATGTATAAGGCAAGCGCGGCTGCCATGAATGAGCGCGCCCATGAAGCGGCTAGGGCTTTGGCTTTGTCCATTTTGTTTTCTCCTTTTTTGGTTTGTCTCCCGAATCAGGTAGGTCAACGTCAGGCATTGCCCCTTTGTATGGGACAAATTTTGGGCGACCGAATCCAATAATTTCCTTGCCAATGGTGCGACGCTTAACCATGACCATGCCACCGTTGCGCTGATCGCCTGTTCCGCTGGTGTTGCCTTCAATTGTCAGCACTGTGTTAGTGCCAACCTTGACGACAATGCCAACGTGTGAAATGCGGTCAATGCCGTCGTGTGGAAAATCCATAAACGCAAGATCGCCGACTTCAGGCGTTTCGTGCCAGCGTGCAACCTCTTTGAATTTGTGTGCGCCAATTGCAGTGCCGACAACCGAATGAATTTTGACGCCCGAATTTGCGCAGCACCAGTTGACGAAACTTCCGCACCAGGGCAAACCATTTGCCTTTGTAAATTCACCGTACTTTGTAAGGTTTTCACCTTCTTCAATAACGCCGATTTCAGCCTTTGCCGTTTCGATCAGCGCAGCTGCCGTGCCGACTGGATAACTCACGACAATAACAATTTCGCTTCGTCGTCGGTTATGCCTAACTTTGTCAAAAGTGCTGCTTTTTCGGCTGCCTTTGCTGCTTCGGCTGCTTCTGCCATTACTTGTTCCGCTTTGTCGGCTTCCCATTGCGCTAATTCCTCAGCGTTCATTTCGCGTTCGATCAGTTGATCTGTTTCAACATTGTGAATTGTAATTGTTGGATTAGTCATTAGTTAACTCCGTATAAATAGATTGTTCCACCATTAAAAGTTCTGCTTCCATAGCTGTCATAAATAGTAATAGAGGTTAAAGCCGCGGTGCTAGTTGTATCCATAAATCCGCCAAAACCTTGATAAGTCTCAACGTTACCGCTTGTTAAATCACCTATGCCGTAATAGCGAACAGCAGTGAATTTGTTGTAAGCATAATTGTCAAACTCGACTGTAAGACTATTGTTAAGGCTTGAATAATTGACTGTTGAACCGTTCATTCGAATACCTGTATAACTCGCCGCGCTTGCATAAACTGTTGCTGATGCCGCTGCAAGACTGTTATAACTATAAACTGAACCTGTAATACCGTTTAGTCTCATAGTAAAAATAAAACTGTTAACTGCCGTATTTGTTGCACCTGAAATATACATAACAAGTTTCTTGTACGTTTGTGGAAGTGACGAAAGAGTTACTGAAGTACCACTTAGAGCAGTTGTAGAAATCAAGGTCATGCCACCACTAGCAGCCGTTGTCCATGCTGGCACACCGCCTGACACGGATAAAACCTGACCAGACGTTCCAATGCCAAGTCGTGTGTTTGTGTTTGCAGTTGCTGATGAATACGCAAGATCGCCAAGCGTTGTGCCTGGTTGTAATGCTTTCAGGCGTGTGTCAACGCCCTGCAAAGCAACGTCAAAATCTGCTGGCAAGTCCGTAACTAAATCGGTTGCCGTCGGTAAAACAAAACCATAATTGGTTGTTGGATTTGCCAATTGTTTTCCTTTCCTTAGGCGACTATTGTCGCATTTTCCCAGTCAAGTGTCGGCGACACGCTAGACCACATTTCTGTTATCGGTACTTCGTTCCATGCCATTGCTTGCAATGAATACGCAAGCGGTGACAACAATAAAGTAATTGAAAGTTGATTGTAGGACGCCTGAAACGACCAGCCTTCGACGAAGCCTTGAAACGCGCCACTGCTCATGTTCAGGGGCAAATTGGTCAGGGCAATTGCTTCACCCATAAACACGCCAATCAGGTTGTCGCGGTCAGAATTGTCCAATTCAGGATTTGTTAGGTCAAAGGTTATTTGGCTGAAAATAGGTTGCGGATTGGCGCGCAGTGACAAGTAGAACGCCGCTTGGGCGTTGGCGTCCGCAGCGTCGTGCAATGTCGTCGTGATAATTTGAGCAAGGTTGCCGTAAGTGGCAATCGAAGCCGCGTCGCTAGCCGATACGTCATTTGTCGAGTTTGCACCGTATTTGATTGTTATGGCATTGCGTACGTCGCCCACGCGGGTTTCAATCCGCAAGCCAGCCGCGCGGGCTTGATTGGCGTCAAGATCAACGTAGCCGTTTGTTGCAAGGTAGGTCGTGCGGTGTGTCGAATCGGCGTAACCAATGCGCCCCTGTGCGTCCTCATAAATGTATCCAAGTCCTGACGTTGCAAGTGCTGCAACAAGGCTATAAGCGTCAATTGGGTCAGACCCACCACCACGAGCTGCAAGGTCATAATTACCTGGGCGATCAATTTCGCCAAGTCCTGTGTTGCCAGCGTTTGCCCATGTAATTGTTGGGTCATAGGTTGCCCAGGTTAAAGCACCAGGAACGGACTGCCATTGCGAAAGCAAGATTTCCTGTAACACGTCGAAGATTTGATCGCCGTCATAATCGCGCGGCAACGCGTCGGTAAAAATAAACTTAGGCAAGCGAGCCAATGCGCCAAGTGCAGTAATGTTATAAGTCTGCGTGAACATGGTGCTGCCGACGTCTCGGACTTCTAAGCCAATGTCCACGACGTTGCCACCAAAGATCGGCACAAATGTATTTGTTGAGTCTTTAATTGACACACCAATTGTGCTGTTAATGCTGACTGGAACTGCCGTTTGATTGACGTCTAACACTTGCAGATTGACGTATCCTGCCTGTGCCTGCTCATAAATGTTTGTTCGACCTGTGCGGATTGTAAGATTTGCCAAAACTGCGTCAGTGTATTCAACGCCGTCAATTTCAATCAGCCAAACGGGATTCCATTGCGTCATGCTATTCCAACAAGATTTCCAGCACCGCCCGTGCCACGATAAGCCGAACTGTTTAATGTCTCAACAATGGTTCGTGCAGTACCTTCGCGATCAAATGCACCAGTAACGGTCAAGTTGATTGTAGTACCCATTGAAGCGGCTTCAGCGGCTCTAAAACTGCCTGCATTAAATGGGCTTGTCACAACGTTTGTTGCGGCAGCAGCTGCCGTTGCAGCGGTTCTTGCAGCCGTTGTGATTCCTGTTGTGTTTGGCACTGTGATTCTAGGCGTTGTCGTTGTGGTGCTTGATAAACCACTAGGCGCGGCAAAACCTGACGAAAATGGAATTGCACCAGTTGAAGGCGCGTTTGAAACACCGCCGTCATTGTTTGCCAATGCATAAGCACCTGCCAAAACCGCTGCCGCTATTCCTACCGCTGCAAGTCCCGCCAATGGATTGAGAGCAAAATAACCTGCAACGCCTGCAACAATGGCTGCGGCTCTTAAAGAATTATAAACTGCAATAACACTTCGAATTAAAGCAATGGTTGCTGATACTGCTGCGCTAATTCTTGACACAACAAAAAGTGTTCCAAGAACCTGCGCGACAATTTTCAATTCATCTTTAAGATCAATCACTGTTTTGATAACTTTTCTAACCTGTTCGCCAAATTCAAATGCGCCGTCAGTTGCGTTTGCACTTGCTTCAGTCAAACTGCCTTGCCCTGTCAAACCTTTAATAAATGAATCAAGGTTTGGCACGACGGTTTCTAAAACGTAATCGGCTAATTGTTCAATCACCGGCAACAATGCTGCGCCAATAGATTCTTTGGCTTCGTCAGTTGCAATTCGAATTCGTTCAAATTTGACTGCTGCCGTTTCGGCTGCGCCTTCAGCAAAACGCCCGTAGGTTGTTTCAAGTGATTCAATAATTGCTTGATTGTCTTTAGATTTGAGCAGGTTGGAATCAAGTCCAAGTCCCAATTTGCCCAGTGCTGCGGTGTTGCCGTCGTATGCCTTGCCAAGTGCGTTTGCAACTGTTTCGACGGGTTTGCCTGAAGCAACACTTAGATCAAGTGCAAGATTGAGCAGGCGTTGGGCTTCTTCAGTGTCCTTTGTGCTTCGAACCAAACGGCTAAAGGCTGGACGTAGTTGATCGTCGGTGACACCAATTGCAATCGACGTTTTGGTGATGTATTCCTCAACGCCTTTGATTTGTGAAGCGGTTGCGTCGGTCGTTGCCTTGATTGTGTCAGCAAGTGTTTTTTGTGCCGCTGCGTCTTGGGCAGCTGCTTTGACCGCGTCGGCTGCAAATGCCAGGGCAGCCGTACCAGCAACGGCAAACGCTAGTGCAGCCTTCTTGCCAAACGCGGTTGCCTTATCGCCAAATGATTCTGTTTCCTTGCTGGCGGTATTTAAGCCAGCGACTAAGTCTTTTGTTTCAGCAAGGATTGAAAGTTTAAGGGTTCTACTGCCAGCCATTAGTCGTACCTCTTAACGATCTGCGAAAAGGCTGCTTCCCACTTCGCAATGATTTCGGGTTGTGCTGATCTTAGCGTTGGGTAAATAAACCAACCGCGCGACCCGCGACCTTCACGACCTGACCAAACTGGGAATTGCTTATAGCGGTTTGAACCAAATTCAGCACCGCCCCACAATTGTTGCGTCGTGCCGCCACCGCTTAGTTTTTGACCAGCAAAACCAAAACTAATTTCACCGATCTTTGACGACTTTGAAACTTTTGAACCTTCAGCGACTTTGTTATCTAGGCGATTACGGGTCAGACTACTGGCAGCGGTAACAATTTTGCCACGAACAAAATCTGCAAGCGCGCTTGACGATTCTTTGGCTTGTTGAATGGCTTCGTCGTCCATTGCTTTAAAGGCGCGAGTTATGGAACGCAATTCGGCTTTGTCATAAGTAATTGCTTCACTTGCCATTGCCGCGCCTTTCCAGTATCTCGATTACGGTCAAAATGTCCTCGGCTGATTCAAATTCGCTAGGTGGTAGCCCCGTTGCCAGGGCTACTTCCCAAACGATTCTGCTTAGGCTTCCGACTGCGTAACTTTTGGGCTTGCGTCACCAACCACAACCTCAGCAATGGTTTCCGTCCAAGCCTCAATTGGCTTGATTGGCTTACCAGCTGCTTCACGCTTCATGGCGTGATAGGCAAGGAAAACAAGATCAGAAATTCCGATCTTTTCCTGCGCCTGGCTGATTGTGTTGCCTGTGCTTTTTTCCCAACGAACCCATTCAGGTGGCGCAGCCGTATAGGTCGCCTGCGTGCCGTCGTTGTATTCGATAGTTATTGGTAGTTTCATTTTGTCTCCCGATTAGTTTGGTTTAACTGAATGTCTCGGTTGGTGTTCCAACCACTGTGAATGATAGCGAAACTGTCTGTGCGTCAGGTGCTGCCCCGCCCACGCTTGGAAATACTGGCATAACGTTGAACGCAAACACTGCACCTGTTACGGCAGTTAATGAAACCGCCAAAACTGTGTTTGGTGCAGTTTCGCATGCAGTCCAAAGGGCTTCGCACAATGATGAAGCCGCACCCCAGTCAGCAAGCATTTCAATTTCTAATGTCCACTGATCGTCAATGTGCTTGTAAGCCTTGCCGTCTAGTGTCTGATAAGTCTCAATTGTTGGGTCGTTTGCAAGTGTCGCGCTAGTTGCCTGCGCGTCGTAGTTAACGGTCGCGATCGTCAACACTAAATCGCGACCCGTGATGATCGTTGTTGGCACGTTATCTCCTTAGTTTGTTTGGGTGTAGTACGTTGAAACGTTTATGTCAGCAACCAGCATTGGACTTTGTCCTACTTCCAAAACTGTTGGCTTTTCAACAACGCCGACAACGTATCCCGCGGGCATTGCCGCGAGAATTCCTATGATGAGTTTCTCCAGGTTGTCCAGGGAACCTGCGTTGCTATTTGAAGCAACAATGGCAGTGATTGCAAAATTAAGTTTGACCTGTGTCTTTGATTTACCGATCAACACAACTTCCATGTAAGGCGAATCAGGAACAATGACAATTGCTGGTGGAATTGGCGATTCTGGAACGGACGCATAGCAGGTTGCCGATAGTGATGAAAAGGCGGTTGCTAGGGCTGCGCGGGTATCGGCGACGGCATTGGCTGGCATTATTGAACAACCGTTTCAACGTCTAAAAATGGCATAAGCAAGGTTGAGACGCGATTGGTTAGGCTGCGTCCCATTCGGTACGGGGTTGAAGCAAAATCTACGCCTTCAATCTGTCCACCCGCTGCGACGCGTGACTGAAACACTTCGACACTAACTGCAAGCACGGCTGACTCAATTGGTGCGCTCGTTGCGTATAGGTCAGCTGCTGAATAGCCTGAAAGTGTTGCAGTGCCTGTTGGAATTATGTCGCGCAATGTGACATTTGTTGAAGTCAATGCAGCGGTAAAATAGTACGGTGTTACGTCCACAACGGTGTGAGTCGCCGTAAACGGTGCGGGCAAACCAGCAACAATGACTGATTGACCAGCAACAAAATGGTGTTCCCGTTGTGTGTAAAAATAAGCAACGTTTGATTCTAATTTGTAAGCGTTAACGGCTGAAGTGTTT